TTTATTAAAAAATCGGGAATGAATTTCTCAGAAGTAAATGCTATTGTTGAAGAATATATTGGAATGAAATATGAGCCTGAGCACATAATGATGGAATTGGAAGCATATGCCGCAGCAAGAGCAGTTACTCCTAGCTTAATAGCACAGAAAGTAATTGAGTTTTGTTCTCCTAAATCTCCATAAAAAAGAGGGGTGGTTAAACCCCCGTGGTTAAACTCCCAATACCTCTTCTAAAACTGAATTGTATTTGGGTCTGTGTCTATATTCTTTGGCAACTTCATCCCAACCACGACCAACTTTGGTTCCTGTTTCGTCTTCCATATACTTATCAATCCAGTATAAGATATATGAAACAGTACGATCCATATTATCCCAACGAGTATCTCTACAGATACTACTATCCTTAAAGAACTTTCCAGTCTTCCACTCTTCGGTAATATGGGTAACACCATCCCATTCTGAACTCATTGTGTTACCTTTTTCTTGTTCAATCAATTTCCATGCTTGAATAAGTTTCTGGTTCGTAGGTCCATAATGACGTAAACTCAAAAGAGCAGCAGCAATAAATGGTTGACACCACTTATCTTTTTTAGTCATCAACTCATCGAGTGCTTGAAGACATCCGTTAATCATCCAATAAGAAAGTTCATCTCTTAATTGTTCTGAATTTTTGATATTGGTTTGATTCCATTCAGTTGGTTTAACTAAATGACATGCCTTATTCATTCCTGAAATAATTTGTCCTGCCATCAGTTTATCTGATTTTGGAGCATAATCATAGAATCCTGTAAGTATACCATATATCTTTTGTTGATTCTTTTCAGTAGCTTCAGCAGAATCAAAGCAATCATATGCTTCTTTAATCTGATCTAAATCTTCATAGTCATATATGATTGCTACTAATTTCTCTGGAAGATAATCTGATCCTTCCTGTTCCCAATTCATTGCACGGGTGTTGCCATCATTTCTAAACATCATACCTTTTGGATATAATTTTCCAGCAACCTCACAATCTTGTGTAAGTCTTACCAAATGAACGATACAATGTTCTGGTCTTACATTCTTTAAATACTTTCTTGCCCTACACAACCTTGCCTCTGTATTTCTCTGGCAAGGAACTTCTGGTAAGTTCAAAAATTCTTGCAACGGGTAGTTGCTATCTACTGAAATGTTTCCAGTAAAATCTTTAGTTTCCATTTTTTTATCCTATAATCCACTCACATAACATCAACCCTAGAGAAGATGGCACCTTGAGGTACGGCGTTTGTGGTTTTCTCAAATATTATAACATAAAAAAAGACCCCCGAAGGGGTCTTGTAATAAAACTTATTGTTGTCTTTACGACTCACATCAAGTTCTTAACGGCAACGCGACGATAGTAGCGGTTGCTGTTTTGAGTAAGAGCACCTGATCCAACGGTGGTGCCTTCGGCGAACGGGTTAGCAGTGATGCCATACCGTGTCTTAAATCCGATTTTCGGCTGGAAGGAATTCTCACCGACGGCGCGTACCATTTGTAGGGGCACATAAGGACAATAGAACAGTCCAGCGTCATAAGGTGAAGAACCTTTGTATCCAACACAATAGTACTGATTACCACTGTTGGTAGCAGCATTAGCGGAAGTAAGGTTAGCAGAATAAGGATCGATATATACGCGATACTTACCTTGCAGAACACCAGCGAAGGTGTTGCCCGTGTCATCAACGTTAAGATTAGCGTTGAGTGCAGGGGTGTAGTCAAGAACACCGGCCATCGTGAGGGCGGAAGCAACGTCTGCAGAGCAGAGGATGATGTTGCCCTTTCCGCGACGAGTTCTTTGTGCGATAGCGTTAGCATCGCGCTCGATTTGGAACAGAAGTCCTTTGAACTTCTCAACCGACCAACGACCATTACTGTCGATGTCTAGGTCGAATACACCAGCAGTTGCGGTGTTAGAAACAGCGCCTTGCTCAGCAATCTTGTAGATAGTACGGATAACTTCGCGGTTAATTTCAGCGAGGATCTCAGTACTCAAGATGTTAGCAAGTTCTGCTTCAGCGTTAAGACCGTGAATGGCCTTAAGGTCTTGAGCGAGTTCTAAACTGTACTCAGCTTTCAGTGCGCGTGACTTAGCAGTAACGGTGACTTTCTCAATCGAGAATGCCATCTGGTTGAAGGCATCAGATCCTGTACCACCCAGGTTCTCAGAGTCACCCGTGACCATTCCTTGACCAACGTCGTAGCCAATGGAAGAGGCACTACCGACAGGGTTAAGAACTCCGGGGTTAGTACCAGTTTGAGTTGAAGTAGTACCCATACCAGCAACAGCATCAGTCATGCCTGCTGTTAGGTCTCTTCCTGCATCCTGACCGGAGAAGGAAGTATCTGCTTCATTATAGAATGCTTCAGTACCACTCTGGTTGGTGTAGCGTGAACGCATTGCGAAGATTAGTCCAGTAGGACCGCTCATCGGCTGAACGCCAGCTAGGTCATAAGCAACCAAATTCGGCATCGAACGGCGAATTAGGCTGATTAGAACGGGGTCGAAACCAGCAACTGGACCACCAGCTGTGGCATCGGCACCAAATCCACCACCAGCACCAGCAGCATTACCTGAGTTGGTTGGAGTAGCTTCTTGTAGGTTAATACCTGTATTAAATGCTTGTTCCTCTTTGAGGAATCTTTCTTGGTTCTCTAGCAGGACGGCAGTAACTGCTCTACGATGATTGTCTTTGATTGGATCAAGACCTTCATAGTTTAGGAGCGGAGCCCACTTTTCCTGCAATTGTTCGGATTGGAACATTTGCGTTTACCTTTTACTAAATGTGTTTGTTTGTTTTAATGTTAAATTCAGGATGACTTAAATGCTGAAAGTGTATTCAGATAGCTAGCCATTGAACCGGATACTGATTCAGCGCCCGAGTTGTCTATTCCACCCGAAAGGGTTTCAGATTTAGCCGATGGAGATACGCCTTTAACGGGGAAATAAGATTCCTTTAAAGTCTCCAGTTTTTCACGATATTCGTCTTCACTTTCAAACTCCACACCTTCAGCAAGTGAGGCGAGCTTCTCTTTCTGCGTAGCGGCAAGGCCACCAGAAACATTATCGAGAATACCAGATGCAACCGACTCTCCGAGTCGCTTATTCAATCCGATGTTCTTCTCGATTTGCTCATTGAGCTTGGTTTCCATATCATCAAGTTTTTCTACCATGCTATGTAGGACATCATATTTTTCTTCAGGGATTTCTACATAATGTTCTTCAAATAGACCTTTCATTCCCTCAAGGAATGATTCGGTCATTTCTGTTTTAAGTCCTCGCTCGATGGCAAGGGCATTTTCGTTGAACCATTCATCTGCAACGTATTCTAGATAAGAATCAACACGCTCAGAGAGTTCTTCCTTTGCTTTTGCTACTTCTTCAGCAATAATTTCATTATGCTGTGCTTGTAGTTCTTCTCTAACTTCAGCAACTTTTGCCTTTAAAGCAGCTTCAAAGATTGTCTTTGCTTTTGCTCTAAATTCTTCGGAGAGTTCTTCACCGCCAAGAAGGGCATTAACATCATCTTCGATGTTAATTTCATCTTCAATAACTTCCTCTTCAACTACTTCATCAGTAACTTCAGAAGTTTCTTCTAGAGTGGCTTCAGCGTCCATTTCTTCCTCTTCCTTTTGCATGGGCATTGCGGGTTTTGCACCCTTATTAACAACATCCTTAACTTGCTTAAGAGTGCCACCAGGTGTCTTTAACTTCGCTGAATCATCATCAGGCTTATAGTTTTCAGGTGTTGGACCACCCAAGTCTTCCACTTCTGTGCCAGGAAGCTTCTCCATCGGCTGTGCCGATGCTGCATTAGCATTAACAGCAGTCTTGGATTGCTTTACGTCCTCTTCCATTGCTTGTAATTTAGTGCCACTAGACATTTGAAGTTCTCCGATGTACCTTTAAGTAATTTAATCTATATTTATTTATATATTAAGAAATTACAATGAATTTAAAAACTCATTGAATAGACCCAATTTTTGTTCATCAAGTCTTTTCTGATCAGTTAATGTATTAATAGTCTTGTAAGTTTTCTCTGCAAACTTTTCACGTAGAATACCACCATCCCATACCCAGTCCTTACCTTCCATAATTCCTGATACAAAAGCATCAGGTGCAGAAGGATCGGCAACGATATCAGCAGCAGTTGCTAACATAAAGTCTTCACCCACAACACTATAACCCTCTCGTGTTTGCTTAAGAGATCCAACACCTCTAGATGAAACACCAAGTTTTACTCCTTCCTCAACAAGAGAAGAAGCAATTTTACCCATTGGTGTACTAAGGATCTTAGCCTTACCAATGAAATTCTGTCCATTCTCCCTTAAAGAGACAATCTTATGGGATACCCTATCAAGATTAACAGTTGGACCATCGGGATGACCCAATTCTCCAAGTGCTCTACCTGATTGAATATGATTCTCATTATAACGAGAAACTTCTTTACGAAGCGTCTCCATCGGATACATCCGACCATTACGATTCTTGATATTTCCTTGAAGGAAAACTCCCTCAATATACATCGACTTCTTGCCGTTACGATTTTCGACTAGAAATTCGACCGATTCGATTTCTTCTCTAATGAGTTTCATCAGGCGTCTCCCGAGATTTGAACTTGTTGAATATAAGCAGCTCCATTAGGCCCATCGCCAAGAATGGAAACTTTATTAGATGCAATAGCTCTTGCATCCGTTATATTAGTAATATCAGCAAATCCACTGCTGGTATCTACATCAATTACCATTCTTGATTGTGCATAACCACCAGGAATGCCTTGAGTGTTAATTGAAATAATTTTTTTATGACTAAAATTATATGTTGTTGGAGTAACTCCACTTATTGTCACATATTCACCAGTACCAAATGGACATTGAGTTCCCTCAGCAAAATCAACTGCAGTAGTAGTGCCAGTTGTAATTCCAGTTACTCTGTTAGATGCTTTTGTCATCCCCAAAGTAGCTTCTTTATCTGCTCCAATATAATAACTTTCAGATGTTGCTGATGGAGTATTTCCAACTGCAACATAACAAGGAGCACCTTTTGCATAAATCCTAATTGTATTCGATTGAACGTTAAAAGGATTAGTTGAGGTTCCAGTACCCAAACTAATTCCAATTGATGTTCCAACGCCTACTGTTCTATGTGCCATTTTATTATTATATCATTTATAATAGTTATTTATTAAACTCAATCCTCATCATCAATTCCATCTTCATCATTACCATTAAAGACAGAATTTGCTACTTGAGGGCGGAAGGCATTTACTTTATCAGCTGAT